CGATTCGACCGGTGGTAGGGGGTGGGAGCAAATTTGCAGGTTGTAACGGCCTGCCTCTGGCACATCCCCTGCGGCCCTATTCGCTGGCGTGGTGCCTCGCGATTTGGGTCTGACGCGTCAAGGGTCGAGGGGAGTAGGGCTGCCGGCGGGGTCACCGGGCACTGAGGTGCGTCGTCAACGCGTTGAAGCCACTTAGAAGTGGTCCGATTGCCCCAATCGGGGGTGGAGTGCCACGCGGAGGGCTCGCCCGGGAGATTATGGGGCGATTTTGCCCATTTTGTCTGGCTGAGACGCGTCAAAGGTCGAGGGGATCACCGTCGTGCGTGCGGGGAGACACCTGGTGAGCGTCGCCATGTGCCACCAGGAGCCCCGGACGTGGCCCGTAGTGCGTTCCGATGGCTCACGGCTCCTGGGAGACGCCTTTTCCACGGATCGCGTCTACGGGGCTGCTAGGGCCTCACAGCGTCACATGCCGCATTTGGCGTGTGGCGGTGTCACTGTACGCGTCGAAAGGAGTTAAGGAGTTAAGGATTGAAATGATCGAGTAACTCGATCCTTAACTCGCGTAAGTCGTTATCCTGTAACTAGTTATATATTTATTATGTACGTAAGTTAACGAATTAACTAATATAATAAGTAGTATACTCATAAGGTAATAAAAGTATTCCTAGTATAGCTATAGATGCGAACATCGTTAACTCGTTAAAATCGTCAAATCCTGCGCGTAAGGTATTACCCCACCTTGAGTTACGGTGAGTTAAGGATGCAAATCCCGCGACCCAATCGCTAACTATCTCAGCCCAGCAGGTCCGCCAAGTCGTTCGGGTACAGCCGGCAGGCGTGATCCCGTGGCGTCTCGTGGCAGATGATGTGGACCGCGTCCTGAGCAGACTCTACGCCTGGGAGCAGGCCTGCCCGGAATAAGATTCCTGCCAATTGGACGCAGGCCGCCCGCTCGGCTGCCGGCCCATTGGGTTTGAGTACCTCGAAGCTGATCGGCTTCACGCCGCTCAAGCACATGTCGTCTAACAGCTTTAATAAAGCATTCATTTGCCCAATGTGCGGTTCGCCGCACACCCCTGTATTTGTTAGATAGCTTGACAACCTAGCTATGTCAGGTATAGTTGCAGTATGAAGATCATCGTCTACTACCGTGTTAGTACCAAGAAGCAGGAAGAGTCCGGCCTGGGCCTCGAAGCCCAGCGGGCGGCAGTGACTCGTTTCCTCGAAATGCAGCCCGAATCCGTCGCGCTGGCTGAGTATACCGAGATCGAGACCGGCAAGAACCCAGATCGAGCGATTTTGGCCCAGGCTGTACAGCACGCCCGCGCGGCCGGTGCCACCCTGGTCATCGCGAAGCTGGATCGACTCGCCCGCAACGTGGCCTTCGTCGCAAATCTCATGGAGTCCAGGGTGGACTTCATCTGCTGCGACAACCCGACGGCCAACCCGCTCACGATCCATATCCTCGCGGCCATCGCCGAGGACGAAGCGAAGCGGATCAGCCAACGCACGAAGGAAGCCCTGGCGGCCTTGAAGGCCCGAGGGGTGAAGCTGGGTGCGAGCAATCCCAAGATCGCCGCCGCTCTCGAAGGAAAGCGCGGGCTGAAGAAGGCTACCGACGCCGGCCGCGCCATGCGGGCTCGTCTGCAACGTGAACGATACGGTGTGCTCGTGCCAGTGATGGTCGCGTTACGTAATCAGAGGGTGAGCAATGTCGGGATCGCTAATCACTTAAATGAACAGGGCTATGTCACCAGCCGAGGGACGACCTTCACTGGCGACACTGTCCGCCGCATCCTCGATCGACAGGCGGAACTATGTGCATAAACACTCGACTAACTCTGGCACTCGGATTCGCGTTTGTCACGCTCATCTACCAAAATTTAATAATCGACGTGGCGATCGCCGCCGTGCCCGCCCTGCTTCTGGCGTGTTTAGTCTGCGGAATTGCGGGAGTCCACGTTGACCTCGAAGAATGGCTGTGGCCCGCCGAACTTCTCCTGCTCGGCATCGCGTTCGTGGTGTACTCGTGGCACGCCACCGTGGTGCTAGCGATCATCCTCGTCCCCATCATCGTCGTCCTCTCGCTCGCCCCTTACCCGCCGCTGCCCCGTCGCTAATTTTTTCGGGTTTCTATGCCAATCAAATTCAAGCTCGACCCAAGCCCCACCTACACGGCGACAGTTTCGCCTACTTCTTCTTAGGCGAGCCGCTGTACTCTTTGATAATCGCACCGAACACGTCGCTGTCGGTGTCGAAGATGCTCTGAAGGGTATCCATCGCCTGAAGGTCGTCCGTGATCTTCTTCTTCTTCTTGTACCAGGCGAGGAAGTTGGCATGCTCGTCAGACTTGTCAAGGAACGCACGCGGGTCCGACTTCTTGAGCTTAGAGAGTTCGATGTCGGCGTCGTTCTTGATCTGGCCGGTCAATGCAGCGTGATACACAGCCAGTGACCATCGCTTCTTCGGCCCTATGCCGGTGCTACGGAAGGTCCGCTTCCGCGTTTTGGATAGTTTCTTCTTAAGTGCGGACGGCGAAGAGCCCGCCGAGCCCGGTCCCGCCTTGGCGATCTCGCCGGCGAACTTGCTTACGAGTTTGCGGACGGCCTCGGGCGTCTCGCATTCGACGACCGTACCATCCATGAGCTTAACGACGAACTCTGCCATTTCCAGCCTCGCGTGAAAGAGGAACCATCTAGTTCAGTCTAGCACGCGAGGCTGGATAGTCAAGCCAGCTAGTAAAGATCGCAGTCAGAGGCGTCAAAATCGTCGTTAAAGTACTCATCTTCGTCGTAGATGTAGCTCCCGTCGTCTTCGAGGTCCGTCCAGTCGTCCTCGTCGTCAAAATCGTCCTCGTCGTCCTCTTCGTCCTCAAGGTCTTTGGCTTCGAGGACTTCCACGTACTGGCTCGCGTGCGCGGCGATCGCCCGCATGTCGAGCAGCGACGTGCGATTATCGCGGCTCATGTCTCCAAACAGGCGGTCAATCTCGGTGCGGATCATCGTGGCGGCGGCGGACATCTGAGGCGTCTCCCGGAGGGCATGAAGGGTAGGTCCATACCGGGTGACACGGCATTGCCGCGTTGTGGGGCGTCGATTTTGTCCTATTTACCGCGTTAAATAGGCCAATTTTGACAATTTTGCCGTTTTCTCTGAAAAATAGGGGCAAATCGACGGTTACTCATGATAGTGGAGAATCGCCTTCTCGAAGTAAGCGCATGAAGCCCGTTAGAACAGACGCCGCCAATCCGAACCGATGCCAGGGAACATCCCGCCACGGCCAGTGTCCCAATCTGGCCGAGCATGGGAGCAACCATTGCTCGGCTTGTGGCGGCGTTAGCACCAAGGAACAGGAAGACACCCGTTCCTACCTTCTCACGCAGGTCGAAGTTAAGCGGCGGCTGGCCCAGTTAGACACTCAGTTAGACCCCGTCCGCGATCTACAAAGGACAATCTCGCTCGTTCATTTGCTGATTGAAACGCACGTCAACTCTGCGAAGAGTGACGTGGCTCTGATGTCCGCCTGCGCGCCCCTCGAAAAACTCGTCCAACGGATGGAGAGTCTTTGCAAATCAGTCGTAACGGTGCAGGAAAAGCTGAACTTACTACTACCGAGATCGGTGGTGCTGAGCCTGGGCCAGTCCATCGTCCAAATTGTGATCGAAGAACTCGAAGGCATTGAAGGCTACGAGCAGATAGTCGATCGCATCATCAATCGGATATTCCCGACCATTACCAACCATCACCAACCAAAGTTATTGGAGAATCACCCGAATGTTTGAATTTCTTGCAAAGATGGCGAAGTCCAAGACGATCATCGTCAACACGCTGACGGTCGTCGTCGGCACCCTCGGCTACTTGGCCGGTCACGGCGTGATCGCGCAGTACCCCGACATCGTCGCCGGCATGGTCGCCGCGATGGGCGCGCTGAACATCGTCCTTCGCCTCGCGACTTCGATCCCTGTCTCGCAGAAGTGAAGCTAGCTTCCCCAGCGATGCTATCGCTGGGTCTGCCCCGCCTACCCAGGCTTAGTTCCTGCTGGTGGGCGGGGCCTTCTTCTAGCTTCCCCAGTGATAGCATCGCTGGGTCTGCCCCGCCTGCCCAGGCTTCTTCCCTGCTGGTCGGCGGGGCCTCTTTCAACCCCGAAGGCTCCGTCCTTCGGGCCAACGCCTGGTAACGGGCGTCTCTTTCACATGCGGAGTTCTGCTTGTTCTGCAAGTGTGGCCATCCAGTGCTGTTCTCGAACGAGAACCGCTGTGAGGACTGTTATGCGGAAGGGCAGCAGTTGTGCGACGGCAAGAGCCGTCGAGTGATCTTCATCCCCGAAATCGAAGCGAGAGATTTACGTGAACAAGAGCCTACTCGGAAGCGTCCTCGGAGCCATCGTGGCAACCGCCATCACGGTGGGGGCCATCATGTACAACCCGGCACCGACGCCGGTCGCCGACCCTGAAGTCGTGCCCGTGCCGTCCGTGGTCGTGGTGGACCCGAACCAGGCATCTGTGCAGATCGTCGCCCCGATGCAAGTCAAGGTCGGTGAGTTGGTGGTCCTCGACGTGTCGGGCAGCAACGCCGAGAGCTTCGCCTGGAAGGTGAAGCCCGAGACGAAGAACTTCATGGTGATCGACGCCGGCCGTCGCGCCGTCTTTAGCGCTGAGTCGCCGGGCGAGTATCTGTTCTTCGTATCCGCCGCCAAGGGCGGCACCGTCGCGAGTGAAATCCACACGATTCAAGTAGGGCAGGGTTCGACTCCCGCCAAGGTTGATATCGCCGCCAAGGTTCCCGGCTGGGTCGAGAAGGTCCAGACGCCAACTAAGCGAGATGATGCCATCCGGTTAGCGCAGAGCTTTTCATCGGTCGCCTCAATGGTCACGCCGGGCATGCAACCCGCCGACATTGTCGCTGCCACGGTGAAGTCCAATCGGGACGCTCTTGGCAGCAACATCAAAGCGTGGGAGCCATTCTTGATCGAACTTCAGACAGAGCTTGAGGCCCGCGCGGCCGACGGCTCGCTGAAAACAGCCGATTCGCACGTCGTCATGTGGCGTTCGATCAGCCAGGCTCTCACGACACACGCTCAATCCACGGCCACCCCGGTGGCCCCCACTAATACTCGTCTCCGGGGTAAATAATGGGACTTCGCAAGATTTTTGGCGGTCGGTTCTTTGATGGTGGCTGGCGCGACGATCCCGTCGCGCGTGCCGAGTTCCGTCATACCACCGCCCGTCCGTTCTTCCGCCAGCACGCATCGAGTGTGCAGGGCAGCGGTAAGCAGGTCCAAGTACTGCTCTGGAAGGCTTTCGAGCAAGTGACGGGGCAGAAGTTCAAGGCCCGCTTCCAAGACCTGGGCGACTGCGTCGGTCAAGCGTCCGGCCTCGGCGTGGACGTGCTGACGACCGTGCAGATCGCTCTGCACAACCTGGCCCAAAAGTGGCTAGGCCCAGTCAGCACCGAATACATCTACGCATCGTCCCGTGTCGAGATCGGCGGCGGCCGACTGCGTGGCGACGGCAGCAATGGCGTCTGGGCAGTCAAATCGCTGCTCAAGTACGGCACGCTGCTCCGCGACAAGTATGGCAACATCGACCTAACGAACTACCGCCCCGACCTATCGCGGGCGTGGGGTCGATCTGGTGTCGGCGTCCCTGATGAACTCGAACTGATTGGTAAACAGAAGCTCGTTCGCACGGCGACTCTCATCGAGAACTTCGATGAATACGCTGATGCCGTCTCGAATGGCTTCCCGGTCCTCGTCTGTTCAAGTCCCGGCTACCGGCTGAGGAATGACAACGAGGGCTTCGTCTCGCGTCAACGCAAGCCGATGCGGCACGCATGGCTGGGATGGGGCGTTGACTCGCTCTCGTCACGCCAGGGCGGCGCGTTGTGTACTAGCTGGGGCGACTGCGTTAGTGGCCCCGATCATCCGCTCGGCTCGCCCGAGGGCACGCTTTGGGTCGATCGTGACGACCTGGACGACATGCTCTCGCAGGGCGACTCCTACGCTCTATCCAATTTCGACGGCTACCCGTACCAGCAGGACACCCTGCGTTACAAGCTCTTTTGACGCCGATGGTCGCTCCCGCCAATCAAAAATCATGGCGGGATGCGACCAAAGAATATCGCCGAGAGCAGTACAGGCTTGACCGTCTCCTGAGAAAGTTACTCGATGCGAATCAGCCTAATACTAGTGGTCATCGCAGCTATCGCACTGGCGGTGAGGATGGCAAATAATGCTCCGAACGTGGCTCCAATTCAAACGGTGGTTGAGAAGCCTGCTATTATCGTTGTCCCTGAAGCAGAAGATCAACTGGCCGGACCAGATCGACCAGTTGATGAACATCCTGAAGCGGCTCCCGCCGCCCCACGAGACGCCCCACGAGACGCCGGACCCGTTGCCCCGCCGGAAGCTCCGGAAGCTCCGGATACGACGCCGGCCGAAGTAGGCCACCAGTGCGACTGCCCCGCCTGTGACTGTGCAGACCCGATGATCTGCAAGAACGGCGACTGCAAACGCGACTACGCAATCGTATTTTCGACCGAGTGGTGCGGGCCTTGCAAGCAGATGCGACCGTTCATCGGTCAACTGCAATCCGAGGGGTATCGCGTGTACTACTGGTACACCGATCAGTTCCCGGATGCTACGAACAAGTTTGGCATCGGCATGGTGCCGACGACCGTCTTCTTTGACGGGGGCAAACTGCAAAAGAAATTCGTCGGGCTGATCGGAGAGGGCGAGTTCCGCTCCCGCCTCACGCCACGACCCAAATACAAATTGGTGCCATGAGAACGCTCATTCTTGCCCTGCTACTGTTGATTGCCTCGGCCGCCCCATCTCATGCGGGCTGGTTCGCCGAGATCACCTTCGCCCCGTCGCCGTATATTGGCCGCTCCTACAGCCGGCCTTCCTACAACCGGACTCCGCACAACTGGAGTCGATACCACAGACCGACCTCGCGGTCCCATAGTTGGAGCTACGGACGCTGATGGAAACCGCCTGGAACTTTCAAGCCGGCCTTCGGCAGGCATACCACGAACTCTCCGCTGAAGGCAAACTCACCGGCGAAGAGAAGCAGGTCGTCGGCGAGATCGCCCACGCCCGCCGAGGCATTCGGTGGATTCAAAACATCCGAATCCATCGTGCCGTGCGGCGTGAATACTGTCGCCAGCAAGGTCGCCGCATCTTTGGAGCGATCAACTGGAAGGGCATGGTCGATTGGATCAAGGCCAATTGGCTCACCATTCTGAAGATCATCTTGTCGCTCGCGGTCTTCGTTATCTGAAGGACGAATCATGGGATGTCGTAGTCGCCGCTGTCGAGAGAATGAAGCCGCCACTAATCGTGCGGCGGCCCGCGCGGCAACGAAGGCGGCCTCCCAACTCACGGCGGCAAGGCTCGACCCGCTCGTGGTGGGCGTCCCCGGCGAATCGGCGAGGCTTTGGAGCCACGTCACGTTCGGCACAGGGACGTGCATCGGAATGATCGAGGGCTACCTGGCCCTCGGCATGCCTGGCGACCCACTGCCCGGCGTCACCGCACTCCGAGATCGTCTGAACAAAATCATTGCAACCATTGAGGCACAAAATGCTAATTGAAGTCCCGAACGTAGCTGAGTCGATCGTCCGCCTGTTGTTCGGCGACGTGAAGATGGATGTCATTCAAGGCACCCAGAAGTTCGTCGAAGTCCCCGAAGGCGTCGAAGTGTCGGCCGTTGGCGTTGGCCCGGACAACAAGCCCGCCGGCGAGCCCTTCGTGGTCGTCAAGGCCGCCGAGTCCGTCGAAGACGAGCTTGAAGACGAGCTTGAAGACGAGCTTGAAGACGAGCTTGAAGACGAGCTTGAAGACGAGTCCGAAGACGAGTCCGAAGACGAATAACGAAACAAGGTCGAGCGGGACGAACGCACCACAATATACCGGCCGCTCACGCCGCCGGTGGACATCTGCGAATCCGCAATAATCGGCCTACCTTATGCACGATCTGCTCTCTGAACTCAGGCAGTCAATTGCGAGTGGCCTTCAAGGCAGTTCGCTAACGTGTTGCTCACGATGGGCAGCCGCCCGCCGAGTGATGGGTGAGCCGTTCCCCGGAAACTACTCATGGAAGTGGCATCCGTGGATTCGCGACATGCTCGATTCGCAGGCGTCCTTCAACTACGCGATGAAGGCCGCCCAGCTCGGCGTGACCGAGTGCGGAATCAACCGTGCGTTGTACGTGATCGACCAGTTAAAGCGGGACGTGCTTTACGTTCTGCCGACTTCGCTTAATGCGACGGACTTCTCGAAGGCCCGCTTCAGCGTGGCCCTTCAGTTGAGCCCGTACCTCAAGTCGCTGTTCACCGACACCAACACGGTGAGCTTGAAACAAGCTGGCTCGAACAACCTTTACATCCGTGGTTCGCGCGGCGATAGCAACCTGAAGTCCATTCCCGTCTCGGAGCTGATCCTGGACGAAGTGGACGAAATGGACCAGAAGCAAATCTGGCTCGCGCTCGAACGGTTGAGCGGCCAGATGCGCAAGACTGTGTGGGGTATTTCGACCCCGACGATCCCGAACTTCGGCATCCACAAGCTCTACAACACGTCCACGCAAGAACACTTCGTCTTTAAGTGCCCTTGCTGCGGACGTTTCACCGAGCTTGTGTGGCCCGACTGCATCGAGATCATCGGCGAAACGGTCAACGATCCCCGCTGCCGCGAGTCGTTCCTGAAGTGCAAAGAGTGTAAGAACCGCCTCGAACACAAAGGCAAACCGAACTGGCTTGGTAGCACAGGCCGCTGGCAGTCGTTCGCCCCAAACAGCAACCCGGACGTTCGCGGCTTCCACGTCAGTCAGCTTTATAGCTTCACGGTCGACCCCGGCGAAATCGTCGTGTCGTACCATCGCGGCCTCGGCGACGAAGCAGCCGCGAAAGAGTTCCACAACTCGAAGCTCGGCCTTCCATTCATTGGCGACGGTGCCCAAGTCACCGATGACGATCTTGAGAAGTGCACCGGCAATCACACAACGAATGACCCGCTGCCGAAAGTCGGCGGCAACCGCCTGATCACGATGGGCGTTGATCAAGGCAAATGGTCGTATTACACGGTCTGCGAGTGGTTCGTTGACCAGCTATCGCGGGACATCAACGTCGCCGCAAAGTGCAAGGTCATTGGCTACGGCAAGTTCCACGAAGACGACTGGCACCAACTCGACTACCTGATGCGAGCGTACCAAGTGCTGTCCTGCGTCATCGACGCCGACCCGCAAATCTTGGAAGCACGCCGATTCGCGAAGCGTTTTGCTAAGTACGTGTGGCTGTGCCGCTACCGACGTGGCAAGGTCGGTAAGGAAGTCGGCGTCACTGAAGAAGAAGGCGGGGCTCCACTCGCTACCGTCGACCGAACGAGTTGGCTGAGCGCTTCGCTCGGCCGATTCCGCACGCAACGCATCATGCTCCCTCGCGATATTTCGCTTGAGTACAAGGAACACATGAAGGCACTCGTGAGGACATACGAGCGTGACGAAATGGGCAACCCGGTCGCGACGTTCGTCGAGACTGCGGCTGATCACTATGCCCACAGCTTGAACTATACGGAGATCGCTCTGCCGTTCGCTGCTTCGATCACGACGGGCGCGAATGTCGAGAAGTTCCTTTAGCCGCTACTTACCTGAGAAAGCATCAAGATGGCCGAAAGAATTGAATTGCCGAGCTTCCTCACCACGCGGTTCCCGAACTATCACTCGGACGCGATGGAGTGGGCCGAATGGCGATTGTGCTATGAGGGCGGCAAGGACTTCCGGCAGAAGTTCCTCAAGCAGTTCTCGACGCGCGAGACGACCGAGGACTACAACCGCCGGCTCGATCTCACCCCGATCCCGACGTTTGCCAAAGCCGCGCTCAACGAAGTCCGCAATAGCATCTTCCAACGATTCTGCGACATTACCCGCACGGGTGGCAGCAAGTCGTACCAGGAAGCGATCGCCGGCACCGACGGCGGCGTGGATGGCTGCGGCGCGACGATGAATAGTTTCATCGGTCAGCAAATTCTGACCGAGCTAATGATCACCGGTCGCGTTGGCATCTACGTCGACATGCCCGTCGTAGAAGGCGGCACGCTGCTCGACGCCAACGGCAAGATGCCATACCTGTACTCGTATTGTGTCGAAGACATCCTGAACTGGGCAATGGACCCAGAGCATCCCGGCGACTTCCAATCCATCCTGCTGCGGGACACGGTCACGAATTATGATCAAGAAACGCTGATGGCCATCAATACGGCCTCGCGTTACCGCAAAGTCTGGAAGGACCGAGTCACCGGCCAAGTCAAACTTCAGTTCTATAACGTCGAGGGCTTGGCAGTTGACCGCAACGGCAACCTGTCGAACACGCCCTACGAGTTAGAACTGACCCGCATCCCGTTCGTCATGCCCTCGATCGGCGACAGCCTGATCAAGGACGCCACCACCCAGCAGATCGCTCTGCTGAACATTGGCTCGACGGACGTTGCCTACGCCCTGCAATCCAACTTCCCGTTCTACACTGAACAGAAGGACATGCGGAGCGTCGGCGGTCACTTGAAGCGTGTTGCCAACGAAGATGGCACCGCCACTCAGGGTGGGCAGGCAGGTAGCGACGAAGCCGTCAAGGTCGGCGTCACGAATGGTCGTTACTACGACATGAACGCCGAGCGTCCGGCCTTTATCAACCCAAGCTCGGAGCCGCTAAAGGCTTCGATGGAGTTGCAGGCCAAGCTCGAAGCGGACATCCGCAAGCTGATCAACCTGGCAGTGCAGAACGTCGCGAGTCGCGCGTCGGCCGAAAGCAAGACGATGGACAACGCTGGCCTTAACGCCGGCCTCTCGTTCATTGGGCTGGTGCTTCAAGCCGCCGAAATGAAGATTGCGAGCTTCTGGGCCGCCTACGAGAACAAGGTCGAATCGAAGCGGCTGATCGCCGTCATCAAGTACCCCGAACAGTACTCGATCAAGAGCGACAGGGAACGCCTCGAAGAGGGCAAAGAACTCAACGAACTGATGTCGAAGCTCCCGAGCCGAACCGCCAAGCGGGAAATCGGCAAGGTAATCGCGACGACGCTCTTCGGTACGCGAGTCAAGGTCGACACGCTGCGGACAATCCACAGCGAGATCGACAGGGCCGACTTCACGACTAGCGACCCCGACGTGATCATCGCCGCCCACCAGGACGGCCTGGTTGGCGATAAGACCGCCTCAGTGGCTCTCGGCTTCAACGAAGACGAGTACAAGCAGGCCCAAGACGACCACATGGCCCGCACGCTGCGAATCGCGGAAGCCCAAGGTCAAATGAATACGGCTAAGCAAGGCGATGAAGCTGCTCGCGGACGGCCCGATATGTCGGCGAACCCTGCCAAGGGTAAGTCGGAGGAATTGGCAGCCAGCCGCGACATCACGATGAAATACGACACGAAGCCGCCGGTACGAGGGGAGGGTAAGTGATAACGTCTGATTATTATGGCACCCTTGCCGAGGCCCAGGATTACTTCGACGGCCGACTCCACGAGTCTGCCTGGTCGGATTCAGCAGCCGCAGACAAGCCCAGGGCTCTGCGGGCCGCGACTCGGATCGTCGATACGCTGAACTTCAAAGGCTATAAGAACCCGGTCTACGATTTGCTTGACGCCAATGACTCCGCGACTGATGCACAGATTCGTGCCGCCGAGGCCACACAGGTATTAGAGTTCCCGCGAGGGGCCGACACCACAGTGCCCGAGGCGATTCGCCTGGCGTGCTACGAGATCGCCCACTCGCTGCTCGACGGCAAAGACCCCGAGATCGAACTTGAGAACTTGGGCATTAGCTCCCAGCAACTTTCCTCGGTTCGTACCACGTACAACCGATCGCAGGTGCCAATTGAACACCTAATCAATGGTGTTCCGAACGCACTCGCTTGGCGTTACCTCCGTCCGTTCTTGCGTGACGAAGACGCCGTGAAGCTCCTACGAGTTTCCTAATCACTACCGACTTTCGTCGGGATATCGCGCGGCACACCCCGACCCGCTGCGATTTTGTCTTTTCTAATGGGGGCAATGAGGAATCGTTTCAATGTTGTTTGCCAATCGCTACCTGTCCCTCCCCGCTCTGACCTGCTTCGACGGCGACCCCGATGCTGAAGCTGCGGCTGCTGAAGCTGCGGCTGCTGAAGCTGCGGCTGCTGCGAACAAGACGTTCACCCAAGAACAGGTGAACAAGATGCTGGCGGAAGACAAGCGCAAGCACAAACTCCAATTGGAGAAGACTGAGAAGCAACTGAACGAAATTCTCGAAAGCAAGAACCTCAGCGAGACCGAACGGTCCAAGGCTGAGGAAGCCCGAGAAGACATCCTCAAGCAACTTCGCACCAGGGAAGAACAAGCCCGCGAAGACAAGAAGAAGCTCGCCGGCGAGTACGAAATCCGGCTGACCGCTGCTGAGAAGCGTGCGGTCGAGGCCGAGAAGAAGTACGAAGAGTCGACGATTGCTCGCTCGCTACAAGACGCTGCGGTTGCGAACGACGCCTTCAACCCCAGCATCCTTGTCACCTACCTCCGTGGCGATGCGAAGTTGGATGCCGTCGGCAACCCGATGATCAAGGTGACCGTCACCAAGGAAGACGGGACGACCGAAGAAGGTCTGATGACCCCGATGGACGCTGTGGCCCGGATGAAGAACGACCCCGATCACTTCGGCGGCATGTTCAAGTCGAACATCGTGAGCGGCGTCGGCGGCAACTCCGGTGGCCCCAATGGCGGCAAGAACGGCAAGGTCAACGTCAAGAAGTTGTCCACCGAAGAGTACATGCGTCTTCGCAAAGAAGACCCCTCCAAACTCGGGTTGTAAACCAACCCAAACGCACATCTGCCCAGCGTTGCACCAAAGGGCGGCATACCGGCTCGGCCGGGTTCTATAGGCAGCAACCCGCGAGCTGCCTGAAACCAAAGCGGGGTTGGTACTTCTACCCTTTACCTTTCTGTTAGGAATGCAACGAATGAATCCGCTTTATATTTGTGAAGCAGTGTTGATCTGCTTCGACAACGACAACGACGCCTACATCCCGGAGCTGTGGGCCAATGAGAGCCTGGCCATTCTCGAAGAGAACATGGTCATGGCGAACTTGGTTCACCGCGACTTCCAGGACCAACTGGCGCAATTCGGCGACGTGGTCAACACCCGCCGACCGAGCGAACACACCGGTCGCCGGCGCACCGATGCCGACACCTATACGGCTGCCGACGTGAGCGCCACCAACGTCCGCGTGTCCCTCGATCAGTGGTTCTACGACAGCTTCATCATCAAAGATGGCGAAGCCTCGAAGTCCTTCAAGGACTTGGTCGCGGAACACATCGCCCCGGCCATGCTGACGATGTCTCGCAACATCGACCGCGCGGTCCTCGGTCGCGTCCACGACTTCCTGAACGTCCCGACTCGCCGGGCCGGTCGCCTCGGTGCCATGAGCGCCAGCACCGCCCAGGGCTACATCGCCGACGCGAAGACGATCCTCAGCAAGAACAAGGCTCCCGAAGCCGGCCGCAAGCTCTGCGTGTCGCCGGACTCGGAGAACGGCGTGTTGATGGCCGACGTGTTCGTCCGTGCGGACGCTCGCGGCGACGGTGGCTCGGCCCTTGAGCAGGCTCGCATGGGCCGCATCTACGGGTTCGACACCTTCATGGCCCAGAACGTCAACGCCCCGCTTGCGTCGGGTGCCGAAGTTGTCGCGGGCACCATCACCGACGCGGAAGCGGCTGGCGCAACGGTGGCCACGCAGCCTTGTACGGTCACGGGTTACGAAGTCGTACTCGGTGAGTTTGTGACGGTGGCCGGCAACGACCAACCGACGTACATCACGGCCGCCACGGCTTCGACCAACACGACCGCCGTCACCCTGAACGAAGCCAACAAGTATGCCACGCTGGCCCTTGCGGTCCTCACGGTGTACAAGTCGGCCGATGTCAACGGTAGCAGCTACGCCATCGGCTACGCGAAGGAAGTTTTGATCGACGGTCACGCCGCTAGCAAGAACCTCCAAGTCGGTCAGTTGGTCGCCTTTGGCACCAGCACGGCTCGTCGGACCTACACGGTGATCGAAGCGACCGCGACTACTACGACTTCGACGAGCGTCCTGCTCGATCGTCCGCTCGAAGTGGCCCTCACCGATAACCAGGTGGCCTTCCCCGGCCCGGCTGGCTCGATGAACCTGGCCTTCTGCCGCAACGCGATGGCCCTCGTGACTCGCTCGCTGGCCTTGCCGCCGAGCGCGTTTGGTGTCGCCGCTGCCACCGCCTCGTACAACGGGGTCGGTATGCGGGTGGTCATGCAATACGACTCCCTCGTGGGTGGTACGCGCGTGAACCTCGACATCCTCGCGGGAACCGCCGTGTTGGACGTGAACCAGGCGTGCGTGATCTTGGGCTAAGCCCGCATCACTAATGCTATTCGACGCCAGCGCCCGAACTCTCGGGCGCTGGCGATTTGTTTCACTCCGTACCAATAAGGCGCGCCTCGAATGGAAATCTTTGAGATTCTTCAACAGTACGGCCCCCTGGCGGGCGTCGTAGTGTGGTTTCTCTGGCGCGACGGGAAACGAGAAGACAAGTTGACTGTTCGTATCGAGAAACTCGAAGACGAACAGCGGCAAGTCATCCTTCCATTAGTCGAGAAGGCTACCACTGTCATCACTGAAAACACGATCGTCTTGCAGGAATACATGCGGCGATGCGAAGTCGGTATTGACAAATTTGAGAAATAAGGACCGCCAATGAATAAGAACGTCATACAGCGGATGCGAGCAACGCTCTATTCGCTCAAACGTGATTTCGGCGGTCGAATCGACATCTACAAGAAGGGCGCTGTCACCAGCGACCCACGAACGGGTGAGCGGACGATCGCAAAGACCGTCACCCCCGTGAAACGTGCGATCATTCTACCAGCAGAAGTCGCACGCCAAGAAGTTCGCGGCATTTCACTCATATCAGCAAACAAAGGCCTGGTGCAAGGCGGCTGGTATGACAACGAAGTCATGATCTTCATCATCGAACAAAAGGATGCTCCCGGACTGACTCTTACGCCGGACGACTGGATCGTTCGCGATGGCAAGAAGTATCAGATCGGTGAGTTCCGCGAATGGGCGTTCGATACTTGCTGGGTTGTAACGGCAAAGGCCCTGATCGGCGAAGTGCCCGAGCAGATATTCCTCGTCTCAGTCAACGACATCCTTCCGGTGTCTGATGAAGCAGGGGAGGAATAAGCAATGCCGGCCAAAGCAAACTGGACGCGATGGATTCGCGCTTCAATCGGCAACTACCTAATGGAAGTTGCCGATGACGCGAGCCTCCCAACGATCATCGAAGAGCTTGACGACCGCAACGCTACCTATATGGAAGCGACGACGCGAGCCGAGATTCGTATCAACGGACCCTTTACTCAAGAAGTGAGTAAGGGTTACTTCCGCGTGTGGGTCGATGTCAACGTCCTCGTGACGAGTCGCCGAGACGGGCAGAAGAACGGTTACGACCATCTTCGATACGTCGGCCTCTTTCACGAGGCGATGGACGACATGATCCCGATCTATATGTTCGGCAACCAGCCCGGCGACTGCGTGCAAGCGGACCCGACGGACTGTGACGTGATTGGCTGCCTCTCTCCGAGAGACGGCAAGAACGACTCGATTCGAGTGCTGAGCTTCGGGCAGTTGAACTCCACAGACGCAATCATCCAGAACGCAGTCGATGCGAGATACGTCGGCTACTTCAACGAATAAGAAACGCTAAACGGGCTTCAGCGTTTCGCTTGTCATTCGCCCGGCTGTAAATTCCAACCCAAACAAGAAAGAACGATAATGATTGACTCGCTCTACTTGGCCAACCCACAGTTGGTCAATTACGCGCGGATCGAACTTCGCGACACCACGATCCGCATCAAGGACGGCCTCGCAGGTACGTCCGCCATCAACGACGCCACCCCGCCGACGGCTACCGCGACGACTGCGGACATTGATACCGTTGTCCTCAACTCGGACGTCACCACACTTGTCCCCGTGGGCGCTCGGTTCACCATCGCAGGTGAAACCGCCGCCACGACGGTCCATACGGTCACGGCTCGCACGCCGACCACCCTGGGTCCGACCACGAACATCGTGTTCACGCCCGCCCTCACGGCTGGCACCTACTTAGACAACGGCGTCATCACCTTCCTGCCCCAACAGATCGCAGTGACGGTCGGTGAAGGCAACCTCACGTATACCGAGGCGAAGGAATACACCTACGACCTGGACCGGGGCGACCTGAGCACCGTGCGTGAAGGCAACGAAGTCCCCCTCGAACTGTCGCTTGAGTTTGTCTACGAGCATGTCCTTACGGGCACGTCCGAGACGATTACGGTGGTCGACGCCCTCAAGGGTCGAAACGGTGCAGCCGAGTGGGTTAGCTCTTCGAGCGACCTGTGCGAGCCGTACAGCGTCGACGTTGAGATCGACCATGCCACGCCTTGCGGAACCGTCCAGGATGAAGTCACGGTCTTCCCCGAGTTCCGTTATGACTCGTTGGAGTTTGACTTATCGGCCGCCACGATTGCCTGCACGGGCCGCTGCAACGCGACCGAGCCGACAATCACCCGCGAGTAATCGTCCCGTCAACCTGAAACCGAACTCCCTTGCCGGCCTCGTCCGGCAAGGGAGCTTTTCATCTGAGGAAACAAATGGTTCTCACTCAAGAAGTTGGCCGCGAGCCGACTGGGTTCTTCAGCATTACGGACCTGTCTGCCGCCGTTGGCGTGCGAGGCGTTGGTGCCGCGATTATGTTGAACGCCGACGGCGGCGCGATCCGTTATCGCGTAGATGGCGGCACCCCCACGGGGTCGTCCGGCATGTTGCTCGCCGAGAACGCAACGCTCTGGTACGTCGGCGATTTGTCGCTGTTGAAGTTCATCAATGACACCGGCGCTAGCTCCACCCTGAACGCTACGACCTTCAAATAACCATGAGCTTCAGCGCCACGTCACCCGTCGTATACACCCTGGCCGATCAAGGCCCAGTGTTTGAGCGTCGGGTTCGACAGGGGCTCGGCTTAGCTCAATTGGTATCTCTCGCAGGCAGCGAATGGACACGCAGCGTCGGCGATGATCTCGGACTCACGCAGTCTGAGTTCTTCGTCGAGGCCCTGTCCAACACTCTCTCGCTAACGTCTCAAGCGGCTGCCGTTGTTGACCGAGTCGCTGCTGCGACTTCGGCCATGTCTTTGATCCACGTCAACCCCGTCGCCGGAGGCCGCATTGACGGTGGCGGCGTGGAAACGATCGAGGCAATCTTCGACTCGTCAGCGGATAAAGGTCATGCGGTCTTCGTGTCCTCAAGTGGGCACGTCGATCTCGCGCAGGCCAATGCTGAACCCGATGCGCTGGCGATTGGGCTGGCCGCTGCCCCTGTGTTGTCCGGGCAACCTGGCGAGATTATCACCTCGGGTCCATTCACGAACGATGAGTGGTCGTTGACGCCAATGAGCGTTTACTACCTCGATCCAAACGTGGCCGGTGGAATCACTGCAACCTACCCAACCGATGTTGGCGACTTCGTCATCATCATGGGCGTTGCGATCACCGCCACGCAGATCAACTTAGAGATTCACTGGGCTAACTACATCGGGGCATAGGTCATGGCCAAGAACATTCAGCAACGCAATGGACCGCTCAATGAGATCGGCTCGCCTGCTGGCAGCGGCGGTGGCGCATGGAATTGGCTCGGCGTCTATGACAACGGCACGGCCTACGTGGTTGACGATGTTGTCTCCTATCTGGGTTCGAGCTACATCTGCATTGGTGCCTCGACCGGTAACCTCCCGACCAACGCGAGCTTCTGGGACATCGTCGCCGAAGCAGGGGAGGACGGAGCTGCGGGTGCCACCGGGGCGACGGGTGCCACCGGGGCGACGGGTGCCACCGGGGCGACGGGTGGCAACGGGACCAACGGGACCAACGGGACCAACGGCAACGACGGGGCGACGGGTGCCGCCGGGGCGACGGGTGCCGCCGGGGCGACGGGTGCCGCCGGGGCGACGGGTGCCGCCGGGGATCAAGGGGCATTCGGCGGTGCGATCACGATCGAATATCTGTTCAGCACTACGACTACCGACAGCGATCCTGGCAGCGGGAACCTGCGCCTCAATAACGCGACCCAGAACCTATCCACTGCGATCCGAGTCGATCCGCAGGACGTGAACGCCGATGACTGGTCAGCAGTCATTATTGATATGGCGAACGCAGTCTCCGGGCAGACCGGTTACGTGCGCATCGTAAGCAAGACTGACCCGACAAAGTGGGTCGTCTTCTCCATCGACCAAGTGAACCCGGAAACCGGGTACTACAATATCTCCGGAACGGTCCTCGCATCGGGTAACTCATTCGCCAACGGCGAATCGGTTCTACTGCTCTATGATCAAAATGGCATCGACGGCGCGGACGGTTCCCCCGGCAATGATGGGGCGACGGGTGCCACCGGGGCGACGGGTGCCACCGGGGCGACGGGTGCTGCCGGCATCAATACGGCGATGCCCAACATCCAGGTGTTTCTCTCAAACGGGACTTGGACAAAGCCTGTGGGGGCTATCACTGTTATCCGCCACCTAATCGGCGGTGGCGGCGGC